CCTCCGGACTTGGCACCAGAAGAACCTTTGCCTAAGGAACCAAAAAATGACGTTGCCATTGTCAGTGCTGTAAATGGGTCCATGACCAGGTACCTCTCTATGGGGTGCGGCGCTGCTTACGACCGACAAAAACCGATTCTCGCAGGTCTCGCGTTTTGTCATTGATGGTTTCCGCCATCGTCTGCAACTCACGTTTGCGCTCAAACTCGCCGACTACATTTATGATGGCGTTTTCCAAGAAAGTCAACAAGTCCTCCTTGCCACCTGTTAGGGCAGCAACGGCCTCGTTTATGTGGGTCATCTCTGTGTCAGGGACTGTAATTGTTATGTCTGCCATAGATTCTCCTTTACATGTTACCAGGTATGATCTGTGCCGCCACTATCTGTATATACCAACTTGTTGGCGCTTGTATCGTACCAAAGACGGCTGTGCGCAGGGTGTGCTGTGAGTTCGGGCAGAGCAACACCCCCGGCTACTGCCAACAAAGCCCCAGGCACCTCCAGATTACCGCTGTTGTGAAAGTTGAAGCTGACATAGTTTGCTGTAGCGTCCTGTACATGCACAGTCACTTTGCCTGGAACAGCAGCAGCGCCAGCGCTCCCTTCCTGCACAAACAAAATCCCAGATGAATAGGCTGCTTGCAAGGCGTTCCCCGAATTACAACCTCTGGCAATAATGAATCCAAGGTTTTCCCCAGTCTGTGTGGCCGAGAAAGACCCAATGGTTCCATTGTGAGAACGAATAAATTGCAGATAACTCGTGTCACTTGTCGTGGCACTATAACAACCTACATTATACCAGGCCACACCAGAGTGGTTTGCACTCAAAGACGCATACGAGTACTGAGTGCCATCCGCTCCAATAGTAGAATAAACATTGCCTCCACCTGCAAGGCTGCTGGAAAACGTAAGGGCCGAGCTGGAAAGATAAGCATAGTAGCTCAAGGAAGGATGCTTCATTTGCAGAGCATTCGTCGTATCGCCGAACTGCAAATTGTTGTTAGTGCTACCAAAGTAGCAATCCTCAGACTTAACGGCGAACGCAGTCCCTGTCCACTCCACGTAGTTGGCAGCGTTTCCATAGAATCTAAAGGAGCTGTCATCTTTTATCCTGACTTTCCAGCCATTCACATTGTAAGGCGTGGTCCCATCATAATAGCCCAAATAAGTCGGTGTCATAAAAAGGCCAGCCACACCGGCTGGCTCATCTTCACCGCCAGTCAAATAGTCCCCGACGATGACTCGTTTTACATCTCCTGCGCTGTTCAGTCCTATGTACCCGTAGCCACCACCCAGAGCTTGCTCCAACGTGACGACCTCGGACTCGGCGAACTCAGCATTGATAAAACCGTAGCCTTCCAGAGAACCTGTTAGCGCCCGCAAAGCGGACTCCAACTGGTCCAGACGTTCCTCTGCGCTGCGGCCACTTTGATCTGGGCCAGGAGGCGTAGGAAGAACCGCTCTTTCAATGGGCACAGCCACGTTATTCTGCTTGCTCCTGACTAGTTTTTATCTCAGCAGTCCGCAACTTGAACCCTTTGCCAGAAGTGGCATCCGCCACTCGCATTCGGGCTTTGTAATTGTCTCTGTTAAAGTTGCCACGAACCACAGAGTAGTCCGTGGTGCTCAGCGCCCCGGACGTAGTGCTCTCAGCAACGGTGGAACCACCATCACCAGACCAGCTTACCGTCACCGTAGAGCCACTTGCCATGCCCATCACCTCGAAGGAGCCGTTCACAGTAGGATTCGTCTCCTCTAAGGTGTTAACGAAGTCCTTGCTGTCCCAGTAGGCATCTATACCTGCCTTATGAGTGCCCGCTGTTGCCTGGGGCGTAGGATCGGTATAGGAAGCAAAGTTCCACTTGAGCACCTTAGGATAAGCAACAGCGTCAGAAGCACTACTACCCTGAACAGCCGCGTAGAAGGGTACAAAGGCACCATCTTTAACATAAAAATCTGCTTCGTACTCACCACATCCCGTCACACACAAATAAAGGGTAGGATTGGTGCCAGACGTAGGCAATGTCCACGTTGTCCATGTTTTTCTGAACATGTTATAAACGTATGCTTTATTAGGCCAAGAACTGCTACCCGTCGGAATCCAAAAAGCTATATCTCCTGTTGTGCGATGTACAGAAGCAAAGGACCTGTTCTGGTAAAGTTTGGTTGAGCCTCCTGTTGTAGGACCCCCTTGCCGAATGTCACCTATAAACGATGACCAAATCCGATCTCCTATCGGGTAAAGCTCACGACCACCGGCATAAATATAGATGTTGTTATTGCCTACAAAAATGTGGTAGTTACCCCAGGTAGCCAGGAGCCGGGGAGCAAGAAGTCCTACATCTGGATACATACACGACCAGCGAATGTATGGGTCTGCCGTTAGACGTGTCCCTAGCCAGATGGAGTCTTGTTTATAGCAGGCCACCGTGTCCTTTAGCAATTCACCATTGAGAATAGCACCGCCTGTGTCGTAAGTATAAAACCAATGGGGAGGCGCTGCGGCATCGTGCTGCCACTGATTAGTCCACTTGATCATGTGTGAGGCATTCTCTACACCCATATAAAGCAAGTGCCCATTATAGAACAAGACTCTGGCACACTTTACACCATATGTCAAAGGCTCAAACACATCATAATCAGTAGCATGTCCCTGACGAACCCACCTTGGAGTCATACCCCCGGCTGCCTTGCCGGGATGAGTAGGCGTCACATTCGTTATAAGGAATTCTCCGTCCGGTGTACCATCCGCCGTAGCTGTATCAGTAACAACCTGACACCAGTTCATCCAGTAATCGTATGTGGTCACTAAGCTGTCATCGTTGTCCACATCACCATCTGCCCAAGTAGGAATGTTAGCGGCATAAAGAAAGTATTGTACATCGTACTTGTTGTCCGCTCCTACATCCAGAGCAACTGCCCAAAAGAACTTTCTGGCTGTAGTCTCATAGTTCTGATGCTGAATAAACCCCAAAATCATGGTGTCCGGAGCATGGCTCCAACCACTATTGGCATCCCAGATCATGCCGGTTCGCTTCTCCACCACACCATCTTTGAAGTTAACATTCTGGCAGTTCGGTGTGAACTTGGGATCAAGATCAATGCTGCTTGTGGACGTGTCTAGCCCACCATCAAGCAGCGTTATTGTGTTTGTTTTGGTTTGTACTGGCATAGATCAGCTAAAGTAGTAGTAGCCAGTGGTCGTTCCACGGGCACTGGTTGCATCCGCAGCAGGGACCTCCCCTACTCCGGCAAGACTAGCTGCGACTCTTGGATTAAAACCGCCCAGGTGAGGTTCCCAACCATCCGCCCGGCTGTCCTGAGACGCTGCCTCCCGCATCAGCCGATAAAACTCACTGCGCAGAAAGTTTGCTTGCTGCCATTGCCGACGACTGATGGCCACGAACCAGGCAGCCCCGGTAATAAGCACCTCATCCATGTTCAAGAGTTCGCTGGTAGCGGTGGGCACATTGGCATAATCAAAGGGTGCAGGCCACTTATAGTACCGCACCCACAAGGGGTAGTCCTTGTCCGGCACCGGATAAGTCTCAACAACATTGGCGCCGCTAGGACGCCCGGCTGTAAATATGACGACCGGCCGGGACTGGCCAGCGAATTCCGGGTTAGGCACACAGCCGTCCATGATGGTAGTTCTAGATATGTGCAAGGGATAGTTCAGGCCACCGTAGGAACCAGCATAAAGATGAATGCCATCTATGTAAACGTAAAGGTCTGTACCATCGTGAATATCACTGTTGGCCTTAATACCGAGACTCTTGAAGGCATCAACACTGGTAAGGTCAAGCCCGGAAAGTTTCACGTATTGCCAGGTTCGTGCCGTGATGGCAGGCAGAGCCGCCGTTACGTAACTAGTGGTCTCGGCGCCAGAGGCGTCCTCTGTTATCGTGAGGGACAATCCACCAGCAGCAATAGCCACAGTGGAAAAGACCCAGAACCCAACATGCCCTGTGGTCACAGCAGAAAGGTCGCCGGGATGACGACCATTGAACCATGTCCCGGTGGCATCATTGGCAACATAAGCTGTGTGAATGTTGAAGCTGTTTGCGGTCACTCCGGTAATCATCCAGGTACCATCGTAATTGGTGGTCCCATCAATGGTCACATAATCACCGTTGCTTAGCCCGTGTGAGGTGCTGGTCACAGTGGTGCGAGAGCTTAGGCCATCGGCAAAAGCCGTGATGGAACCCAGCTTGGTTTGACTATAGGCCACCACTCCAGTAGGATCGCTCTGTAGGTCCAGGCACAACGAGTAATCTCCGTTGTGCGTATAGGTAGCAACATGAGTAACCGTTGTGGCTGTGCCTTTGGTCCATCCACTTTCGCAGGCGTCCAGTACAAAGCATGTATCATCTATAAGCCGTGCATTGACAATCTCCATAATCTGATAAGGAAGGGGAGTCGTAAGCTCCCCTTCCCTAAGGATCACAGAGCTGTCAGTACGAAGCAGACAACTAGGCCGAATACTCTTGGCTGCCAACCGCTGGGCTTTGTTCAAAGCGATTTGCAGATGGGCCAGGGTTGCTGCGGTTGCGCAGCTAACCCCGTCACCCACCATTTCCGCTACAGCGTTCAGCAAGCCCTCGTAGGGTGTTGAGCTGGCGTAAACAGGAAGTTGTCCTTCCATGTCAGGTTTCCTTACGTGCGGGTGTAACCAATAGCATAGAACTTACAAGCACCCAGGCCGCTCAGGTCACTAGCGGGCACTTCGATGGCATCTGTGGGAATTTCCCAAGGCTGGCCTTTAATGTAGTTTCCAGCAGTCACAGTCACATTCGACTTGGCACCCCACACATGGCCAGCGACTGGAGCAGCACCAACGGTGGCAAGCAACTCATAGTTGCTGATTCCCCAACGAGTATTGACCTCGCCAGCGGCAGCCGTAATACCTTGGTCAACAATCTTTTGGGTGACTCCACTATTTACTGTCAACGCTCCGGTAATATTCCACATAGCCAGAGGATATTTGAATGCCTGTGTATAAGGATCACTACCAGCCTTCGTCGGGTCTTCATCAGGTACCCAATGATCGTATAGCCATGTTCCTGATGTTGGTGCCTTTAGGTAAGTAGCCTTAGCAGCCTCACCATTTTGTGCAGCATTGATAGCCAACTGGGCAGTGGCGGCATTGAATTTGATTTCTACCTCACCGGCAGCAGCAGTATCAGCCGTATCAACAGGCAGCAAAAGGCCGGTCGTGGCAGCGTCACAATAACCAAAGGCCATCATGGGATTAGCCAGATTGTTATTACCGGTGACTAAGGTAACAGCTTCCTCATAGACCAACAAATCCAGCAGGCCTCTGAACGACTGTGTGGCATAGGTTACAAGCAAGGCGTCTGTTGCCCCATACGTGTTGATTTTCGTTTGGGCACCAGCAGACGGAGCAGCCGTCAAAGAACATTGGCTATCCGCCAAAGTGGAGGCGGTGGCTCGCAGGGCCTCATTCTGCCCTGTGGTACACACATTGATAATCCAAGCCGCAGGATACTCCAGAGTGGCTACTTTAGCCGCAGCCGTTGCCGGTTCCTCATAAACAATCGGAGGAACTCCTGTTTGCTTTACCCGAACCACCTCACTACCAGGAGTGGAATTGTCCAGATAGGCAAAGTACCCACCCGGCATCTCAACCACCAGGTTCGTGATGCAAGAGAACGCCGTCCGATTCGTGGACCAGAAATACTTAGTGATATCACTGATGGACTCACCCCCCTCGGCATAGGAACTGCCGAAGGTGATGGTGCCTGTAACCATGCCCCGATTGCGAGAAATGCGCTCGATGTATTGACCGGAGCGCCCATGTGTCGAAACTGTGATAGACATGTGAAAAACCTTTCAGTCGTAGAGTGTCGTCCAAGGTTACACCTCTTGGATTGTACCGTTTTCCTCTAACAAAGTCCAGGGGCCGGAGGTGACCCGGCCTCCTGGATTACAAGCAAGATTAACCCCTGGACAAAGTCAGATACGTCGGTTGGTAATCACCAGCCGTAGTAGCTGCCGCCAAGGTAGTACCAACCTGGCCTCCAGCCAAATCAGTAATAAGGTCCCACTCATCTACGCCACCGTCGTAAGAGCCACCATCATCGTGCATGACAGGCTGGCCTTCTCCACCGGCTGCACCGCACAGAACAACAGCAGGCCCCCAAGTCTGGAACCACTGGTACATATAAGTTGTACCCGACACAGTGGCAGCACACTGACTAACACCAGCAAAGTGGTTAATGTTGTTACCAGCGTTGGCATCGCACAGCAACATATCACTCCAAGGATTGACCATGATGATACAATCCGTTGTGGCATCCAACGTGGTCAGCAAAGGTTCGTACAAATCAAACGTAACAGCGTTACTGGAGGCAGCAGAATTGCTGCGAATACGCAAGCAAGAACCCTCACCAGTACCGTTTGTGAAGAAGATGTAGCCCTTCGCGTAAAAATCTTCTGTGGTGGCACTAAGATGCGCAGCATCCGTTATGGTTACCCGCATTGAGCCAGCCGCTTCTGTGCTGAGAAAACCTGTGGTGGAACCGTTGCCGACAATTTCTGCCGTCAGATTGACCGCAGTCACAGTGTTCAAAGCATACAGCTTTCCGACAACAGTAGTGGCTCTAGCCAAGCCCAAGCAAAACCATCGGTCTCCTACCCTACGATAGGAACCCAGGTTGCCTGGTACACAGCCCTTTTCCAGACTAAAGGCAGAGGATTCGTTGATGCCCAGACGAATCGGCATCTCATCGCCATCACTCACATAACTAGCTGAACTAAAATTTTGAATCGACATAGCAAAACTCCTTTTGCATTGGCTTGCTCTGAAGCCCCTCTCGGAGGCTCAGGAGCGAAGAAAAAAGAGGGGGCAACGCGCCCCCTATCCTCAGTTGTTAATGTTGTAAATCACCGAGCAACCACGAGGTTTCTTGATACAGAACTGCCCTTTGGCCAGCACTTGCTGGACATAGTCAAAAGGCTGCTGAATCAAAGGCTTCCACGGGGTGCTCTTGAACCACATGCGCGGTTCGTACATCAACTCCACGGTGTTCTTACCCATGAAGTACATACGAGTCGTGGTAGCCTGAGGTGAAGTCAAGAAAGGAATACCCTTCCACTCCACCAGCTTGTAACCGATGTCACCCAGGTTAACCTGCATGGTGCGCAGCGTCTCGCCACACTCGTCCTCATAGAGGTCCTTCGCCACGTAATGAGTGATGATGACCTCGGGGAGAGCACCAGTATAGTGCTGCACGTTGTTGCAAGCCTCGCGCATATAGTACGTCAGGTTGGAGCCAGGGTCCAGCCCGGTCATGTTACGGCCCCAGTTGGTGAACCAGGGATACGCAGTACGAGCCAGGTTGCCCACGGTGTTACTGCCTGCCGTCTGCGTGGTTGCCGTGGCGGCACAGTCCACGTCTTCCACCAAGCCGCGAAGTCCACAGAACTTGTTGGCGCCGGTGGATTCCGTGCTCAACAGGTCAAGCTCCATGCCCTGCTTAAAGGTGTAAATCATGTTGTCAATATCAGCCCGGAGCTTGTTAAAGACCTGATATTTGCCTGTGTTTTCCAAGTCATCGTCACGATAGCGGCACATCCCATGACCATAGGTGGTCCAGGAGTACCAGCACTCCGTGATGATTTCGTCCTGGGCAATGGGGATAGACCCGCCGCGACCAAGGGCCCGCTTAAAAGACGTAGTGTGCTGCCCATATTCCAGGGGGATAAACACATTGCGCCCGCCAACCTGGGGTTTCTTATGAGAAAGTGCCCAAGCCAGCAACGGATTATCAATTCGTATCTGACTCACAACGTCGGGCATCCGAGCATTGAGGGTCGAAGATACAAAGGTTGTGTAGGTTTCTGAATACGAAGGAGCCATTGTAATGTCCTTTCATTCACTAATCTGGTGTGACGGTCACTCCCGTGCCGAAATTACTTTCCAGATCAACGAACTCGTTTAGGTGTCGTTCAAGTTGCTCACCCATACCTGTGGCGTCCCATATCTCAGAAGCCGCCTGATAAAAGTCCTTGTCGGCCGAACCAGATGCACCTCGGACACCGGCATTGCCGGGATGTCCGAAAGCAGCGTTCTTGGAACTCTCGATGAGGTCGGCCTTCTTGGCCTCCTCAACAAGGCGCGTTTCCTCAGCGGCCTCTTTGGCAATCCGAGATTCAGCTAGTTCCTTAGCCAACTCCAGGGGAATACCCTGCTCGCTGGCAATCTTTCTGGCTCTGTCCACGATTGTGGACACCTTGGGGTCAATGCCAGCCTTGATGGCGCCAAGCTGCTCGTCCAGAACGGTCTGCCAGTGGGCGTCTCGCTCTTGCAGTTTAGTGTCCACCACCTTGGCTAGAACACTGGCCAGGTCCTTCACGGTCTTTATCTCAGGCGCAGGCTCTGCCAACGGGGGCTTGGCAGGTGTGGGTTCAGAAGGCATACTGATGAGCTTCTTGGTCAACTGTTGGTTGATCTCAGTCTGCTGGGCCAGTGCCTTCTTGAGCTGTTCCATCTCTACTAGTATCTGGGGCCGAGGTTCGGTTGCGGGCTGCATTTGATCGGACATGACTATTCTCCTGTTTCAGTCCCAAAGGCGACTACGGCAACACCAGTGCCGACGCCACCATTCGCTTCGTTAGTAACATGTTGCACTGTTTTCGCCATCTCTGGTAGAGGTTTGCCCGGTTCTCTGGGCTGGGCCACAGGGTCGTCACCGACGACATAAAGGCCGCCGTAGTTACCCTTGCGGATAACCTCGACATTCTCTCGCTCCTGATCCCAGAATCGTTCCTGGTCGAACCGAGGCAGCCGCTCCTCAATCTTTTTAGGAATGGGACGTCCTGTTTCATCCCTAAGTCCGGCTGCTATTTCACGCTCAATCGCACTCTCGACTTCCTTCACGCGCCGCTGCTCAAACTCTTCACGACTAATGCGGCTACTGGTGGACACAGCGTCCGCATTGTTTCGCAATGCCGCTTTGTACTGTGTCATCAACTTACGCAACACCATCTCGCAGGCCGCGAAATCACGGCCACCCCAACTGCCAAACATCTTGGCCTGGATGGGGCCATCCTTGGTCTTGCTAAGAATGATGGTGCGCTTGTGGTCCGGGAAGGCGTCTTGAATCGCCTTAATGGTGCCTACGCGCAGGCCTGTCGTTGGCGAGATGTCCGCAACGGGAATCTCAAACAGGCTAGCAACGGTAGCAATCACTGTAGTGACATCCAGGCCCAGCATACCAGCCACATCCTTGAGCATTGCCGGTTTCTTTTCTTCTGCCATAGCTGTTCTCCTTGAAAAACTACTTACTTGCTTCTGCGACCACTTGTCAGGTTCACAAGTCCAACAGGGTCCCGTCCCAAACTCTTGCACTTGTCCTTATATGCACTTCTGCTATACACCTTTTCACCATCACCAAAATCAGTTTTCAACGATTCATTAGGAATATCCACAGTTACCTGAGTTGTCAAGCATTTTACAGCAACACCACCGCATTCCGGGCAGTTTATTGGGTCATTACGGTTATCAACGTGCCGAAAGGCATCGAACGTCAGGCTGCACTTAGAGCATAGATACGTATAAATCATATTAACCTGCCTGGAGCGGTCTAACATCAGGCCGCCGCAGTCTCTGTTGACCCTGCCCACCCAGAACAGCCTGCAACTGAGACATCTGCATGGGATTGCCGCCATTGTTCATGGCCGGAAATACCTTATCCATATCAATACCATCGAAACGGTCGCCTAGCTGCCGCATAAGCTCACCCAAGTTCGCCCCGGGTATCTGGCCCATAAGGTTAATGAGCTCCATAGCCTCCTGCTTACTGGATGCCTGGTCCTGGAACCGACCACTGGTCGGCGCCATGTAGAAATCGAAATTGCCTTTGAGCTCGCGCCCGGTGAAACTTATCCAGACCTTCTGGGTGACGTCCTGCTGCATGGGCATCCCTGTCGCAGGGTCAGAAACAGTCTGGAGCACCGGAGCCAGGATGTCCGTGACGGTTTCTTCCGTCCAGAACGTAAAGACCATTTCGGCAATGTCCTTGGCGATCTCCTTGACCAGTTCTCGCACTAGGCCTTGCCTGTCCGAGATACTGATAGAGGCGTCCTGCTGAGAGCCCTGCACCTCAGGATTCCCACGACGGCTCTGAGGAATCACATCAAAGGCATTCGTGCCGAAATGGGCCTTAATCTGCCGCTCCAGGTCTGCTTTGTTCCCCGCCAATTCTCCCTGGTAAGTCATCTTGTTGAACAAAATGGCATTGTTGGGGTTCGTTGTGCACTCAATACCGGCACGAGCCTTTCCTTTCGACAAACGAGTAAGCTCGTCCTTGGGAACAGCCCCTGTCTGATAGAAAAAGTATGGCACACTGCCGCGAACCAGGGCAATATCCTGAGTCTCGGTGTCCATGAGCTCGCGCAACTTGCTCTCGATGAGATGAATATCGCTGGTGCCAAAGGGATAGTCCAAGTTGTCGTTGAATGTCAAGGTGTGCACCGGCAAGCGGCCACCCAGAACGTCCTGGAGCACATCTTTTTCCTTATAGTGCACCTTATCAGAGCCCTCAGCCAGCAGCCACATCATGCCGGTCTCCCGGTCACGTATCTCACGAAACAAGCACATACCCTTCACATGGCCAAAGGGGCTGAAATCCGCCTGTAACGACGGGTCCAGGTCACCAAGACGATGATTCATGGCCGGAATGCTGTCACGATTCTTGAGACGCTTGTCTCGCTGCACATCTGCATAGGGGCGCAGGTACTCGAAAGCCACCCAACGAGCCTCACCAAAGTCCGTAATCATCTCAGGCCAGATCACAGAGCGAGGATTCTGCCACCAGAAGTAGGGCATCCCAGGGCGCTGATAGTCCAGGAACTCCTGACGGTCGCCCTTGGCATTATATGTACCACCGGACAACCCAAGCTGGAGCACTTCACGATACTTGGGGGCATAGAGAGAATCAAACAGTGTCTTGATAAAGGCGGTCCCGTGGATAGTGGCACCAAGCACGGCCTTGCGCAACTGTTTATTGATGTGAATGGTCTCCAGAACACCGTTAATAACGCGCTCCAGGACCATACTGTGAACGATGGTGCGCCCCGCCAAGGGCCTCACGCGCACGTAAGGTATGCCAAAGATGATCTTCGGCACCATTTTGCGGGCCTCTCGAACCATAATGGGATCGAGTTGAGTGTTCCCCCCGTACTCCAGGTCAATATCATCCTGGGTCAAGTAACCAAACCGGTGCCGGAAATAGCCCTCGAACCGCCGCCAGGCGGCATCGGTGTAGAACCGTTCGCGGAACTGTCTTCCACGACCCACCTCATCATTCCAGTGGGCCACCAGGTCGCTGTCTGACATTTGGCTAACGGATTTTTCCACTTCTTTAACCATGCTACATCACAAACTTAGAAAAAAGGCTGCCTATGACACCACCACAAGTGCCCGAACCTATAACATAGCCTATAAACGTGGAGAATTTCATCTCCAACTTCTGCAACTTTCCCGGGACCGGACACGTCGCCACGTGATTCTGCACCGTTCGCTCAATAATCACTGTAACCCACTCTTCGAGTGGAACGTTAATGCGTTGTTCGGTGGCTTCCATCATGGGGTGCAGTCTCCTTGATATGCTTAGCACATTCTACCTGTACATAATCGTTCTCATCCAAAACCTTGCCGTTCTCCAAACTGAAATAAATGCCTATCTTGCCGGTAAACTCTGGCTTTGTCAACAGCATCTCATCCACACGGTCTTTTAGCCAGTCCGCAAACTGCTTGCTCATCCTGATTCGCTCTAACTCGCGGGCGGTCATCGCTTTCCCATCAATTTTTTGAGCCAGTT